GAGCAAGAAAAAGAGTGGCGATTCCCATCAGGGGCAAAGATAGAGTTCGGATACGCAGAGAACATGACAGACGTTTTGCGATACCAAGGTCAATCTTACACATGGATAGGAATAGACGAACTTCCACAATATCCTTCGCCAGATATATATAATTTTTTAAGATCATCACTTAGAAGTGTAGATCCAGAAATACCTGTATACATGAGAGCAACAGGTAATCCAGGAAACGTAGGTTCACAGTGGGTTAGAGAAATGTTTGTTGATCCAGCAGAACCAAATAGTGCGTTTGATGTAGGGATAGATACGCCTAATGGTAAAAAATATATTAGTCGTAGATTTATTCCTGCAAAGTTACAAGACAATCCCTATCTAATGCAAACTGATGATTATTACATCATGCTTGCATCTTTACCAGAAGCACAACGAAAACAATTTTTAGATGGAGATTGGGATGCATATGAAGATTCAGCTTTTCCAGAATTTAGTAAAACGACACACGTGGTCGAACCTTTTGAAATGCCTAGGAGTTGGTATAAATTCCGTGCTGCTGATTGGGGTTATTCTTCTCCTGCTTGTGTGCTTTGGTTTGCTGTGGATTATGATAACAATCTCTGGATCTATAGAGAATTGTATACCAAAAAAGTTACAGCGGATCAGTTCGCTAGACAAGTACTTACTTTAGAACAAGGTGAGTATATACACTATGGTGTATTAGATGTTAGCACATGGGCTAAAAGAGGTGATGTTGGTCCAAGTATTGCAGAGACTATGATACAACAAGGTTGTAGATGGAGACCATCAGATAGATCACCTAAAAGTAGAATTAATGGAAAACTTGAAATTCATAAAAGATTAAAAGTTATAGATAATAATCCAGGTATTAGAGTATTTGCCAATTGTAAAAATCTTATACGAACTTTAAGTGCTTTACCAACGGATGATAAAAATCCTGAAGATGTTGACACAAATGCAGAAGATCATGCGTATGATGCATTAAGATATGGATGTATGAGTAGACCATTACATCCTAAATATGCAGCAAGGTTTAGAAGACCTACTGAAGACTTTGAACCACAAGATACAAAATTTGGATACTAATGCCACTAAATAAAAAAGGTAAAAAAATTAAAAAATCAATGGTAAAACAATACGGCAAGAAAAAAGGTGAGGCCGTATTTTATGCTATGGAAAACTCTGGTAAGTTAAAAGGTGTTAAAAAAAAGAAAAATACCAGAAGTTAATAAAAAAAATTTTCCTTATCCTTTAGTTAGGATTTATTGGGAAGACATTATCGGTGAGACTAATTGGTCCGATATAGTTGATATAAAAAAATCTAAAACAGCAATCTGCTGTAGTGTTGGATGGTTGGTTAATCAGAATGCAACGACTACAGTAGTAATGGCTGATTTTAGTTTTGAAGATAATAATGATATAAAACAAGGTGGTAACTATACAACCATACCAACCAAAAATGTTTTAACAATAAAAAAAATTAAGATATAGGAGAAAACCCCATGCCAAGAAAAAAGAAAGAAAAAACTATGGAAGATATAATAGATTGTATTCGAGATGATTTAGATCTTTTAGAACAAAAACTTATTGATTCTAGAGATGATGAAGATGAGGATATGGACGATGATTTTGATGACATGGAAGACAATGAGGAGGATGAATAATGGAACAAAAATTTGATCCAAAGGCTAAAGTTAAGCAAGGACAATTTAGTGATTCACCTGATGGGAAAAACCCAAACAGGGAACATACTAATATTGACTTTTCTAAACATGCACCTAGAAAGTATCAACCTTTTGAATATGATGTAGACCAGCCAAGCAAACCTGGTGCAGAACATGTACAACCATCATTATTTCAAATGGCAGATGAAAAAGACTATTAATGAGTCTTGGACCCAAAAGTAATTTTATACCTGTAGTTTACGCAGGAACTAAGAAAAAAAACAAAAAAACAAACAGGAGAAAACATGGACATAATAAACAAAAGATACATGGAAGGAGAACTAGCACCTGATGCACCTAAGAAACCAAATGAACCTATGGAGTTCAGTGGTGGATATAGTGGACCTAAATTAGGACCAGATGTAGAAGGTAAAGTTAAAAAAGCTAATAACAAAGTTGATCCAGCAATCTTTAGAATGGCTGAAGAAAGAGACTATTAATCTAAATGGATGAAGAAAATAAAAATGGTACTGATACGGTCAGTGAATCATCTCCTATTGTAGGACATATAAGAGAAAAATTTCAACAATCTGAAACGTCAAGATTATATGATGAAAGAAGATGGTTAAAGGCTTATAGAAACTACAGAGGATTATATGGTCCTGAAATGGCTTTTCGTGCAAATGAAAAGTCTAGAGTTTTTGTTAAAATAACAAAGACTAAAGTATTAGCTGCCTTTGGTCAAATTATTGAAGTTTTATTTTCTGCTGGTAAATTTCCATTAGGTATATCACCAACTCCAGTTCCAGAAGATATAGCTGAATACGCACATTTAAAACAACAGAAACAGCAAGCACCAGAACAACCACAAGATCCATATGGATTTAAAGGTGATGGTAGAGAAATACCACCAGGTGCAACAGCTGATATGTTAATGAAAAATTTAGCACAAGAATATGAGAATGTAGGTTTTGATGAAGGTCCAGCAAATGCGGGTGAACCACAAATAGAACCAGCTGGTATAGGTGCAAAAAATTTAGAAAAATTAATACATGATCAATTAGAAGAATCAGAAGCTATTACAACTTTAAGACATGTATTTTTTGAAATGTGTTTATTAGGGACTGGTATTTTAAAAGGTCCATTTAGTTTTGATAAAGAATATCATTCATTTGAAGAACAAGAAGATACATCAATATATATTAAAAAAATTAAATCAGTTCCAAAGATAGAAGCAGTATCATGTTGGAATTTTTATGCAGATCCTAATGCTACTAATATTAGCGATTGTGATTATGCAATACAAAGACATTCATTAAATAGACAACAATTTTCTGATTTAAGAAAAATGCCTTTCTTCAACGAAGAAATAATTGATCATTGTTTAGAAGAAGGTCCTAATTATCAAGTTAGAGGATATGAGTCATCTTTATACAATAGAGAAACTGTCGAAACTATTTATAAAAATAGATATGAAGTATTAGAATATTGGGGTATAATTGATAAAGATTTAGCTAAACAGTGTGGTATTGAAAGTGATAAAAGTGTTATAAGTGTAAACGCTTGGATCTGTGGTAATAAAGTTTTAAGAATGGTAGAGAATCCATTTACACCAACTAGAATACCATTTATGGTTTGTCCATATGAATTAAATCCATATCAATTTTTTGGTATTGGTGTTCCAGAAAACATGGAAGACTCTCAACAAATTATGAATGGTCATGCAAGAATGGCTATTGATAATTTAGCTTTATCAGGTAATTTAGTTTTTGATATTGATGAAACACAATTAGCACCTGGTCAAGATATGAAAATTTTTCCTGGTAAAATATTTAGAAGACAAAGTGGTCAACCAGGAACATCTATTAACGCAATTAAATTTCCTAATAGTACACAGGAAAATATGATGATGTTTGATAGATTTAGACAACTAGCAGATGAAGCAACTGGAATACCATCATATTCACATGGTACAACAGGAGTACAATCTACAACTAGAACTGCAGCAGGTATGTCAATGTTAATGGGAGCTGCAGCATTAAGTATTAAAACAGTTATTAAGAATATTGATGACTATTTAATTAAACCCCTAGGTGATAGTTTCTTTCATTGGAATATGCAATTTAATGCAGATATGCCACACATTAAAGGTGATCTTGAAATTAAAGCAAGAGGCACATCATCATTAATGCAGAAAGAAGTTAGATCACAAAGATTAATGACATTTATGCAAACAGCAGCTAATCCAGCATTAGCACCTTTTGTTAGATGGCATACATGTTTAAAAGAAATAGCAAAAGCATTAGATATCGATCCTGATCAATTAATTAATGATCCAGAGAAAGCAGCTATCTATGCACAAATAATGGGGATGGCAAATGGAAATCAAGCTAATACAGCCGCTGTT